CGCGCGCCTACCGCGAAGCCAAGCGCCGGCACGTTGATGAAGAATTCCAAACCCTCGATTCCGCCTTAACCCTTTTCCACGACATTGTCAAACCCATCGTCCCACGCGAGCTCTGGCCGAAGATCAGCGCCGAGCTGGCGATTGCCGTAACCAATTTAAGACGCGATTTGAAAGAGGGCGGCCAAAGACGCACGGCCACCCCTTCGGGAAAACTGGCGAAGGCGTCTCTGCTGCCAACGAGGTTCGAGGACGTGGCTGTCTCGGACTGCGGCAGGGACGCCTTCGTGACAGATTTGTAGATGGAAGCACTCTCCGCCAAGGAACGCCGCTTCGTAGCCGAGTACCTCACCGACCAAAACGGGACCGCTGCTGCAAAACGCGCCGGATACTCCGAAAAATCCGCACGCACGATCGCCGCCCGCATGTTGGCAAAAGACAACATCGCCACGGCCGTGGGCAAGGGCCTGAAGCGCATAGAGGAGAAGTCCGACCTGACCGCCGCCCGCGTGCGCGCCTCCGTTTTGAAGCTGCTCGAATTTGATCCCCGCAAAGTGTTCAACGCGGACGGAACGGTAAAGCCGATGGAGCAGCTCGGCGACGACGTCATCCAATCGGTGGTGGCGGTGGACGTGGACGAGTCGGCCGGCGAGATCAAGCGCCTGCGGTTCACGGACCGGGTCCGGGTCCTGGAGCTGGCGGCCAAGATCCTCGGGATGATGAAGTTTGAAATCAGCGGCAAGGGCGGCGCTCCCTTCCTCCCCGCCACACCTCAAATCGATTTTACGGAATGGACGAAAGAGGAGATTTTGCGCGCCGCCGGCATGCGACATGGGAACGGCAACGCGCACTGAGAAGCAAGCAGACGAAGCATCGCTCTTTGACTTAAGGAAGCAGGCAAGGCTCGCAGCAGCCCGGACCGCCGCCAGGGAGAAGGACATCCTCACCTGGGGAGAGGCGCTCTTTCCGGAAAAGTTCGAGCTCCCATACTGCCAGGAAATGCACGGCGACTTCGTAGCGATCCGCGGCGAGGCCTTCACCGATCGTGAAGCGCCCAGGAACCACGCGAAGACGACCGTCAAATGTTTCCTGATCCCGTTGTTTCAGGCGCTGGAAGAACCAGAGACCTTCCGCCATTACATCAACGTCCAGGCGACGAAGACGAAGGCGGTCGAGGTCAACCGGGCCATCAAGCTCGAGCTGGAGTCCAACGACCTGCTGCGCGAGATGTACGGCGACATGATCGGCGAGCGATGGACGGACGGCCAGTTCGTCCTGACCAACGGCGTGATTTTCACCGCGCTCGGCGCCGGCCAGAGCGTCCGCGGGATTAACTACCGGAACAAACGCCCGGACTATTTCCTCATCGACGATCTGTACGACGAGGATGACATCTACAACCCGGCGAGCACGATCAAAAAGAACAAGTGGTTCTGGGGATCGCTCTACCTGGCGCGCGCCAAGAGCCGGCGCTGCTCGATCCACGTCCAGGGCACGGCGATCAACAACTACGACCTGCTCGAGGAGCTGAAGACCAAAGAGGGCGTGAACTGCCGGACCTTCAGGGCGGTAAAAGATTTTGAAAAGAAGATTGTGCTGTGGCCGGAGCTCAACAGCTTCGAATCGGTGCTGGTGGACCTGGGGAGAATGGGGCCGATCATTGGCCCGCGAGAGCTTCAGAACGAACGCATGGACGAGCACACCGCGATCTTAAAGAGGGAATATTGGAAACGATACACGAAATTACCGTCGGGCTTCGATATGGTCATCACCTCCTGGGACATGAGCTTCAAGGAGACCAAGTCGGGGTCCTTTGTCGTCGGCCAGGCGTGGGGCCGGCGCGGAGCGGATTTTTACTTGTTCCCGGTCATGAAACGGGCGCGCATGGGATTTGTCCGGGCGCTCGAGGCGGTCCTGGAGCTGGCGCGCGCGTACCCGCAAGCGACCGGACACCTGGTCGAGGAGAAGGCCAACGGCTCGGCAGTCATGGCGATGCTCGCCAAGAAGGTCCCTGGGCTGGTACCGATTTTGCCACACGGATCCAAGGTCGCGCGGGCGGCCGCCATCACACCGCCCCTGGCCGGCGGGAATGTCTGGATCCCGGACGACTCGCTCTGCGACATCGATCCGGACACAAAGAAGCCGTGGGTCCTGGGCTTTATCGATGAGTGCTCGAAATTCACCGGCGCCGACACGGAGATCAATGACCAGGTCGACACGACAACCCAGGCGATCAACTACCTCAACCAGATGCGCTATGACGACGATGACGGCGATGACGACGGCAGCTTCATCGACGCGGCCGTCGCAGCGGGAGGGTTCTCCGAATGATCAAATTAATTAAATCCCTTTACGAAAGCAAGGTGGCCGCCTACAAGAACGCCACGGTCCAGCTCGATGCCGAGTCGCGCATCATGCAGGAAGCCTCCAATGTCGTCACAGACCGGCCGGACAAAGAAGGCTGGATCCGTCTGAACCAGGTGAAGGATAGCGAGAAGGGCCTGCTGCAGACCACGCAGCTCGAGATGATCCGCAAGGCCCGAGAATTTACCCGCTTCGACCCCAACGCCAAGGCCGCGATCAGCACGCTCGTGAATTACATCATGGGCCGCGGCCTCACGATCACGCCCAAGTCCGACGACCCGATGGTCTGGTACATCTGGCGCGATTTTTGGACCTCGCCGCGCAACCGGATGACTCTCAAGCAATTCGAAGTCGTGATGCGAAGCCTCCGTGACGGCGAGCTCTTTATTGAATATTTCGACGAGGACAACGAAGGCAAGAACACCGGAAAAACAACCATCCGCTTTACGGACCCGCTGCTCGTGCGAGCAGCCGACGACTCCAAGTCGGTCGACCCCACCCAATCGATTAACAACGGCGTCAACACGGATCCCGAGGACACGGAGAAGGTCGTCTCTTACACCGTGCAGCTCAAGGCCGACCAGAACAAATACCGGACCGTGCCGGCTGAGAAGATGCTCCACATCAAAGTGAACGTGGACTCCGACCAGAAGCGCGGCGAGACGCAGCTCCTGTCGATCATGCAGATGCTCCGGCATTACGAGCAGTGGATCGAAAACCGGATTATCCTAAACAAGATGCGCTCGGCCATTGTGCTCGTGCGATCGGTAGAAGGATCCCGACCGCCCGCAATCCCTCCAACGAATCCAAGAAGCAAAACATCCGCGGCGGCACGATCCTGACGGCCGGGCCGGGCGTGAAATACGACATGCTCTCGGCCAACATCAACGCCACCGACGCGAAGGAAGACGGCCGCAACATCAAACTGAGCATGGCGGCCGCGCTCAACATGCCGGAGTACATCTTCGGCGATGCGTCGAACGCCAACTACGCCTCGAGCCTGATCGCCGAGAGCCCGTTCGTGAAGGCGATTCAGTACTGGCAGCTCTTCTTTGAATATTACTTCGCCCAGATTTTCCGCCGCGTGATCGAGAACGCCGTAAAGGGCGGGCTGTTGGAAGAACCCTCCGATGAGGAATTCATCAACAAACTAAAAACTATCCGGGACATAAAAGAGGACGCCCCGCCGCCAGCAGGACAAGCCGCGGGCGGACAAGCCAGCGACGACGAGGGTGATCCTGCCGGATCGGAAGATCCGAACGATAAGCGGTCCGCGCGCGACAAGGCGCTGGCCGAGCTGATGCCGGACGGAAAGCTCGAGACGCCCACAGAGGTGTTCTACGGCTGCGACATGGACTGGCCCGAGATCATCCACCGCGACATGAAGCAGCACGTCGATGCTCTCACGATCGCCAGGCAGAACGGATGGCTCGCCGACTCGACCGCCACCAGCGCGCTCGGCTACGACTACCCCGAGGAAGTCCGGAAGCAGCGTCAGATCGAAGAAGAAGCTGCCCAGGCCGGCAACCCGCTCCTCGGCAAGCAGCAGGGCGACATCTCTGACGATGGGAACATGGACGCCGAGATGCAGGACGCCTTGAACTCGATGACGCCCGAAGAACGAAACCAGATCATGAACGCCAAGAACCCGTCGGAAGTATTCAAAATCATGAGCAAAAAACAGACCGCGGCCGCGGCAGCAGCCGGCGCGGAAGGAGACTGACCATGGAAATGAAAATGGCGCAGGCCACATCCTCGCAGGTTAGCCGGGCGTCGCAACGCCACTACGATCTCGAAAGCCAGATCATGAACCAGCTTCGGGAACTGACGCTCGCCCAGAAAGAATCGCTGGCGACGCAGCTCCCAGGGATCATCGACAAACTCAAATGATCGCAACGCTCTACCCACGACGCGCCGGCAAGCGGACCCTGCAGGAAGCCATCCGCTACAGCGATGGACTGAAGCAGGTCCT